TCATCACTCCACCTCGTCCTTGTATTGACCCTCCACGTCGCCGCCGTCGAGTTCGGCCTGAGCGTTCTGTGCGACACTTTGAAGTTGAGCGGACGGGAGGCCGGTGTGAGCGATCTCCGGAAGATCCAACGCGCCAAGAACTCCGGCCGGATCGAACCCGGCGTAGACCAACGCTTGAGCCATCATCACCCGTTCACGTTGAGCGGCTACGTGAGACTCTGTGAGATCGACGTTCGCGAGGGGAACGCGGACAACGTTCGCCGAGTCGTCCTTCATAGGAGCGAGATCCTCGAGACGACGCACGTCGTTGATCGTCAAGAAGCCAGACTGTAGGCCGGTCGAGTAAGCGCTCATTCGCGATTGAATATCCGCGCGTAAAAGCCCATCGATGTTGAACTTGAGGAACGAGTCCGCGCCTCCGGGAGATCTTGCCAAGAGCGGGGAGAACCCGTCCTCGAGCTTTTGAATGATTGGTCGAAGACCGTGAGTCACCCACGCCAGGTTGTTCTGCTCCACCGAAGCGTAAGAGTTGGTTCCGGGGAGACCAAGAAGGTGCGGCGGGACGTTGAAGATCCGAGCCACGTCCTCGACAGCGAGGCGACGAGCTTCGATCGCTTGAGACTTCTCCGGATCGACTTGTGTCGTCTTGAAAGTTGCGCCGCCCGTTAGGACGCCGGTCTTGTGTCCGCGTTTCCAACCCTTGTGTCGGTTGTCGAACCCGCGCGCGAGCTCGGAAGCTTGCTCGGCCGAAAGATTTCCAGGGAACTCGATCACGCCCGCCATATTCGTTCCCGCGCCGAAGAACTGTGCGGCGTAGTTTTGAAGAGCCACAGCGAGACCGAAGTTCTCTTTCAACTGAGAGACCCTCGAAACTCCGCGAACGTCTCCGGGCCGGACAAGATCCGGAATGAACACGATCTCCTCGGAAGTCAGCGGCCGGGGAGATCCCTCGACTTGGAACATCAACCGACCGACGCCCGAACGTTCAATCTTCACGCTCCTCGGGTTCAACACAGACAAGTTCGAGATCTGTCCGGACGAGTTCGAGAACACTCGGACGAAAGCGTTCCCGTCGAGAAGTAAAGACACAATCAAAGAATTGTAGAAAGCGACGCGGGGAAGATCCACGTCCGGTTGGGCAACCCACGCCGGCTTCGGACGAAGAGGGAGACGCGTTCCGTTCCGACGACGGTAAGCGTCGAGCGGGAGAGTCGCGATCGTGTCAGCGATCAAAGAGACAGCCGAGAATACCGCGTTCACCTGGAAGACGTTGTCGTCGGTGACGTAGGTTGCGGACAAGTTTCCGAACTGAAGATCGTCCCCGGACTCGAACACGCTTTGGTACGAGATTGACCGCTCCTCGAATAGCTTGTTGAATACCATCTATCGTCCTAACGAGAAGCCGACAAGAATCAAGAAGACGCCGCCGACGACGATCCCGATCGGCAGAGACAAGAGAGTCACGCCGAGAGTTATCGCGGCCGCGCCGACGAGTTGGAGTGTTGTGGACATATTACCTCACGCGAAGAACTGGGGAACTACTTCTTCCATTCTAGCGACTGTGGCGCGGTCGTAGGCTAACACAGCGGCTACGGCCGCGTCAATCTTTCGCGGAGACTGTCGATTCTCCTTCACGATCCTTGGCCCGAGCCGATCGGTCTTCACAACCGCGTTGTCCAAGTGTCGAGCGAGAGTTCCGTTCCCGTCGTGTTCGATCCTTTTTTCAACCACAGCGTCGTAGAACTTAGCGCAAGCCGGGACCATTCGAGCCGGAGAGCTCGACGGCCATTCCACGATCGGGAGTCCTTGATCCGCTAATACCGCCATCGATCTTTGCCAACGAGCGGGATCACAAGCGATCTCTCTCACCCTCGGGAACTTTTGACAGAACTCGAGGAGAGTGTCCTCGACCGCCGCAATGTCGACCCGCCACTCGTCGCCGTCCTTCTCGAGATCCTTCTCCCAAGCCTTGACCAGAAACAAGCGCGCCGGATCGTCCTTCTCTTTTGGAACAACACAACCGACGATCACCGAAGCGTCCCCCGAGAAGGATCCGTCGAACCCGAGAACAATCTCGTCGTCCGGACTCGGCTCGAACTCCGCCGCACAAGCGTCCCACGACCCGTTCGGAAGCCACGCCAACTGAGACGATACCCATTGATTACAACGCTTCGTCCGGAACTCTGCCTCGGGAGTTCGCCGGACCGCCGAGACGAAGTCCGCCGGATCCGAGATATCTCCGAACCCTGGGTTCGCCGTCCGCCACGTCTCCTCGGATCGGAAGTTGCCGTCCGCTTCCCACCAAGCCATAAAGAACGAGTCGTCCTCGACCTCGCCCCGAGAGATTGCCTTCCCGTAATTGTAAAGCGAATACGCGATCGAGTCGCGGCCGGTCGAGTCTGACTTTTGACCAGCGGTGGTGATAGCTACCAAAGTGGCGAGAGGACCGCGCGAGCCCATCGCGAGCGACATAACGTCGAAGAGCTCCCGGTTCGGCTGTGCGTGTAACTCGTCGAAGAGGACGAAGTGAGGATTCAATCCTTCTTTACTGTACGCCTCGGCCGACAGAACCCGATACACCGATCCAAGCTCCGGCATTTCGATCGCGTCCCGGTATAACCGTGTTATCCCCGAGAGTTCTTCGGAAGCCTCGACCGTCCGCTTAGCGTCGGCGAACACAATACGCGCTTGCTCCTTCTCAGCGGCCACAGAATATACCTCCCCTCCCTTCGGTCCGACAATCAGCGAATACAGCGCGAGAACGGATCCCAGCGCCGATTTACCGCTCTTTCGAGGCATACCGACGAGGTTCACGCGATGTTTGAGCCCTCGGCCGGCTTCGTCGTATTGGAATATCGACCGCACTAGCGCTTTCTGCCAATCTCGGAGCACAAGCGGATCTCCGGTCTTCCCCGCGACCGAGTCCTTCGTGACGATCCCAAAAGTCTCCGCGAAGTCCACGACGAGATCTCCCTCGCCGGTCGGGTTCGTGTCAGAGTCTCCGGTGAGCCAAGTCGGAGGCCAAGAGCTAGAGTTCGTCACGACGACGGCGGAGCTCTTCGATCTTGGAGATCCGTTTCACTTCAGCGACTCCAAGACGAGCGCGATCGGAGGGAGAGAAGCCCAAGAGAGACAAGTTCCCGACAATTAGCCGCGTGAGGTTGTCAAGCCTACGAGCCATAGCCATATTGTCCGAAGACATAACCTTGATACGGAGGTTCCACCGCTCGTCCACCATCTCACAAGTCATCAAGAGAAGCTCGACGTCCGTATCGGGAGAGATCCAAGAGATCCCAGATCTCCACACCCGATCCCAAAGTTCGCGGCCGTAAGTCAAGAGCGGACGGTGAGGCTCGGGTGCCTCCTCCGCCATTGGGAGAAGTTCGACCGATTGAGCGGCCGGTAAAGCGCGCTTCCCCGGATTACCGAGTAGTCTTTTCTGCTCCGTCGGTTTAGCTGGTCGTCCGGCTGGCATATACCGACCCTACCACCGGCGATCGGTCCCACCCGTTGTCGCGTCCGCGATTGTGAGGTTCAATCCGGAGAGCTCGCGCTCTTTCCGTTTCGCCCTAGCTTCGCCAACTTCGACCGCGTACGTGTGACAATCTTTCATACCGCGCTTCGCGTAGAACACGATCGAGTAACGGTACGCGTCCTTCGTTCTCGATTTCATAGGCGTGACGCCGTGAACGAGGAAGTGTCCGTTGAAGTAGAGCGCCCAACCGTCCCTACAATTTAGAGTGACGTCATATTCGGGTATATGGAGGTGTCCGCCGTTCATTCCTCGACGCACAACCGGCATACCTGTCCAAGTGTCGAAGTTTGCTCCGTCGCGGTGATAAGGGAGCGCGCTCGATTGGTTGATGTTGCCTGTGGTCCACAACGTATTCTCCGTCATTCGCCACTCCGGGAGAACCGCTTCGATCTTCGTGAGATCTTGCTCGTGGACCTCGGGGAGAGCTTCGTAAAGTTGACCGCCAAGGACTTCGGCCGTCTCGTTGAGGATCATCTGCGCCTCGGGTTCGTCCCAAGCGAGAGAAGTCGGAGAGCAGGACTCCCGCTTGAGGATGACGTTACGGTTCGTGAACCCGAACGATCGCGAGTTGTATCGGCTCCCTCCGGAGCGAAGTATTGTCGACATTCCAACGCCAAGGACAGCGCGGCGGAGCTTGGTGACCGAACCCGCGAACGGGACGTAGAGAAACACAGCTTCGCCGGTGTCGGCGTCCCGATAGATACCGGCCTCGTTCACGTCCGGTTCAAAATCGGGGACTCCGTTACCCACGACTTCGGTCGCCTCGTCGGAGGACATAACCCGCTTTACCGAGAACTCTTTCAACTCACCCATTCGTCAACTTCTCCTTTACAAGTAATTCGACCGTTTGCGCGTTGTCCGGACTCCCGAGCAACTCGCCGACCGTCTTCAAGTCCTCCACAATTCTCCCATACTCCTCATTTGGGTAATACAAGATAACCGAGCGCACTCCCCGGTTCCCGTATTTCTCGAGATACTCTTGATACGAGACGTCCTTCTTGTAGTTCGACCCGTCAACCTCCGAAGAGTTCTCGTCGTCTTTCCGGATCACGACAATCTCTTCCATCTTGGACTCGTCGAGAAGAGCTCGAAAGTCCTCCACCTCGACTTCCGAGAAGCCAAGAGTCTCGAACTCGTTCGGATCCAACTCGTCCAGGACCGAGACCAAACTCTCGAGATCCCACTCGCCAAGTTGTCCGATCCGGTTGTCCGCGATCGAGAACGCTTTCGCCGTCTCCTCGTCGTCGTCAACCCAAACCACAGCGATCTTCTCCCACCCGAGAGCTTGCGCCGCTTGGTATTGGTGATTCCCCGCGAGAATCGTCTTCGTCTTCTTGTGAGCCACGATCGGCTTACGTTGACCGAACCGTTCGTACGATCGCTTGATCGCCTCGACGTCGCCCACCCGAGCGTTCCCCTTTTGAAGCTTGAGCTCCTTCAACGGAACCCCCAGAGTCTCCAAGTCCTTCGCGATCATCGTCCGCTCCTTTTCACCGATCTACCTCCGTCAAAAACGTGGATACCCCTATGGGTATCGGGTCCAGCCCTCACCCGTGAGCTTACACCGATCGAAGTGCCCCATCAAAACCCAAAAACGATAATTTTGCGGGTTTGCGCGTTCTCGTATTCAAACGGGTTCCAATCCCTTTGTTTATAGGGATTTGACCCGCTCCGCATAAGTGCGTGGCAGGGGGTATAGCCGATACCCTATGGGGGTATATGGAAGCGTTCATCGGTCTCGGTTTCCTCTTCGTGCGTTACAAGACCTGTGAGCGGGAAGAAGCTCGGACGTTGGATCGCCGGCTCGAACGTGATCAGCTTGCCAAGGATCCCCAGGCCGGACCCCTCCACCGCACAACCAACAAGTCGAAGCCGATTCTCTAACGGCTTTCGCTCTCTTGCGATAGTTTCCGCTCGAGTAGAGCGCCCGCTTACGCGCTTGTCTTTCGATCGATCCGGCTTCTCGTTGTTGTTTTCGTTGGTTGGCCGCGCGTTGGTCGTCCTCACAACGGTTGCCGATAGTTGTCAGCGCCCCACAGTCCAGGCAGGGCCGGGGGATCGTTCTTCTTTCGTTCACAGTTTCCAGACTGTCCCCGAGAAGGGTTCTCCCTTTTCGAGAGCGAACGTGGCGAGTCCGGGGACTGATTGTTCTCCGGAGGAGTTCCGGAACCAGGCCGATCCGTTGTCGAGGGTTGGCGCTCCGATTAGGTAACGAGACGCTCCGTCGGCCGTTGCTCCGAGCTCTTGGAGTCTGAAGTGGTGGAAGTGTCCGTGTAGGAGGATTGACGCGGCGGCGACGGGTTGAGATCCGAACGATTGCTTCCGCCACCAGTCTGGGAGCCCTTCCGGTCTCGCGGCTTGGTGTCCGTGAACTATTCCAAGGACGTGGAAGCCGTCGTCGAAGACGTCGAGCGCGAGAGACTCGTGGTGAGGTTGTGGCTCGAGGAACCGGATCGGAGCGTTGGTCTCTTGAGCGAGTCGAGCGAGTTGGCGTCCGATAAACACTCCCCAATCGTCCGTGGTCTTCCCGACCTTTTGGCCCTTGATCCGCCATTGGCAATGGTTAGACCCGACCGAGGCGTATCGGACGTCCGGGACGAGCTCGACGAGAGCCTTCAGCGTCTCCCACGCGAACGTCGTAGCCATATCGACTTGCTCGTGGATCGAGAGATCGTTCGTCCGGTTCTGGTGTTCCGATTGCTTGTTATCGAACCCCTCGATCGTGTCTCCAAGATCAACGAAGACAATCCGCTCCGGCTTCTCTCTTTTGACCAGCTCGACGAGAGCGGCCCGAGTCTTCTCGATCCTGGCGATTGACTCCTCCGCTCCTCCAAGCCAATCCACTTTACCGACTTGGAGATCCGACCAGAGAACGACCAGCGCTCTCGGTTGCGTCGTCTTTATAGTTCGTGAGCGATATTTCTTCCGCGCCGCCGCCAAGATCAACGGAAGATCGACGCTCGAGGATCTCTTCCGGAAGGTGAACCGATAGGACGTGAGCCATATAAGCTCGCCGTCTCGTTGTTGTTGCCACCTGGACGTCCGGACCGGCGGGATCACTTCGATCCCTTCCGGATCGATCCCAGCGTCTCGGAGGTACTCGTCGAACGTTTCCGGCTCGTTGTCGAGGCCGGGAGTGGTTGCTTCTCCTTCTTGACCGTCGAAGACGACTCCGGGCCGGAAGTTTGACGGCGGCCGGATCTTTTCGGCGGGTTCTAGGTTCTCGAGCACGAGCAGATCTTTTTCCGGTGTCGATCGATCGAGTCTCTTGTGAGCGGGATCCCGCGCGCGTTGAGCGCGGTCCTCAGCCCGTTAGTGGACCAAGTGATCGCGTCGTCTAACGCTTCGCGGAGGATTTTCTGGTCCCCTTCTTCGAGGCCGTCGAGCACAGTTCTCAAGCGACAAGATCGAAGAGTCGACGGCGGCTTCAGATCCTCTAACACGTCACTCCGTCTTTTGCGCTTGTATAAAGACTTGGCGGATCAACGCGAGAGTGAGGATCGCTCCGAAGACGTAACCGAGCGTTCCGGTGACGGGTTCGGCTTGATACGCGAGTAAGAAGAACGTCGTCGCCATAGCCGCCACGAGAACGTTCGAGAGTAAAGCGGTCATTAGAACGGAGCCTCTTCGTCGGCGGACACTACTTTGACGTCTCCGAAAGCTTCCTCGAGCGTTAGGTATTTCACGGGTTGGGGAGAGTCGTCCGGCGCTTTCAAGATTGGATCGTTCACCGAGACGGCCGCGCGAGATCTTGGCTCCCCGGTCGTCTTGTCTGTCCATTCTTCCACCTTGACCGAAAGAAGCCCGGAGACGTCGAACACTTGTCCCTCTTTGACGGGATCCTTCGTCCAGATTGTGAAGTATTCGCGGCCCTCTTCGCCGTTTCGCTTTTGGAACGTTGAGATCGCCACGAAGCCGTATCCGGGGATAATCCGGTCGACTCTTGCCTTCTTGATGTTAACTCTTGCCATTCTCTTCTCCTTCTATCTTTAGGTGTTTCGGGTTGACACAGTCCGAGTGTTGACACTTCCGAAGTCCGGGGAGTATTTCGTTCCCCTTCTGATCAATCGGCGTAACGAGATCCGAAGCGAACTCTCCCGACCAGGGGACGCACTTTCCGAATAAGGACTGTACCGTTCGGACCGGGACGGCCCGACAAGACGAACACAGAGTCTGATCGCGTCGAACGTTTTTCGATTCCCATTCGTATCCACAACGATCACACCTCGCCTTCTTCATAATCGCCCATTCTATACCTTTTCTGAGCTTCTTCAAGGTTCCGCGCTTCCCAATACTCCCGAGCCTTTTGTCGGTGTCGGATCGCGATCCCGACCTGGCGAGGGTGTTCCGGACTCTCTTCTCGAAGTCTTTGGAGATCAATCCCCCGAAGCTTTGCGTCGTTCACTTCTGCCAAGGTCTCAACGCCCCCAAGATCTTGACAGCCCGATCGCCCTCCCCGAGCGACACGAGACGACCCACAAGCGCTCGAGCGGCCTCCGAAGACAACCGACACTCCTCGCAATACTTCCCCGGATCGATTTCGTCGTTGAGATCGTCCGGTATAAGACTGTCGCACAGGTAACACAACGAAGCCAACCCGACCAACGCCAACCCGTAAGCCGTCTCGTCCGCGTCCTCCAACGATCTCACCTTCTCCGGGATCTTCATTCGATCTCCCCAATCTCTTCCGTTTGTCGCCTCTGCGCGCTTCCCGACCATTCTTCCGAATAGATCAAGAACACAAGATCTTGGATCACCTGGACGACGTATCCGTCTCCCTGGGAGTGCGGCGTCTTGATTATGTCGAACGCTTTAGCGACGTACTCGACTTCTTCCGAAGAGACCTTCATCATCGCGAAGTCCATATACTCCGGGAACCGTAACATCTTCTTCATATACGTTTGATAGGAGTCCTTCTTCGTCGGAACGTACTCCCGGATCCACTCGTCTTGTCCTAGGTACTCACTCATTTCTCTCTCCCTCTAGTTGTTCGATCAAGTCGGCGACCTGATCCTCGAAGCGCGCCCGATCGGTCGACGCCAAGCTCCCAAGGATCGCGTCCCGCCAATCCTCGACAATACCCACAAGCTCCTCGACAACGATCTCCGTTACCGACTCCGCCGTCTTGACAACGATCGTTCGGACGAGCTCCTCGTCGAGCTTCCCCGTCGTCTCCGCCGGAGTCCCACTCTCCACTCTCGGAATAATACGACCGCGTCGTCCTCCGACCAAGTTCGCGAGATCCTGATCCTGT